CGAATCCAGGCTGCGATTAGATCGTTTAGTTTTTCGTTATAGATCCAAGAAATTTGGGATTTCCGATGTTCTTCGGAGTTTCCGAAATGGATTCCTTCGACTTGTTGCTCCGAAGCCGCGGCGTGTTGAATCTCGTCGCACTGCTGTGGGGTTAGCGCCTCTGGAATCCACCAATAATGGTTGGTAAGCATGCCAAGTAGATTAGCAGAGCTTCGTCAAGAGGCCGAGTGGAGAAGATGTGTACGGGATGAGAAGTATTTTTTACAGAACTATTGGAACATTGCTCATCCTGCTCACGGTCGTATTCTTTTTGGCTTACGTGAGGCTCAGGCGGAAGCTATTAAGCATTGGCAAAAAAATAGATATTCGTTGACTTTGAAGGCTCGCCAAATTGGGTGGAGCACTCTTGTGGCTGCTCACCAGTTTTGGTTGGCGTTTTTTCACGATGATCAAAACATTATTGATTTGAGTCGTACGGAACGGGAAGCTGTGCTGTTGTTGCGGAAAACAAAGTACGGGTTCCAGCATTTACCCAAATGGATGGTTAAACGTGGACCTAAGTCTTTGGTTGAGCATCAGCAGCGAATGGGATTCGACAACGGAAGCCAGATTACGTCGATGCCTTCTGCTTCGGATCCTGCCCGTGGCGAATCGGCGACACTTATTGTGGTTGACGAGTGGGCTTTCTTACCGAACCCAGAGGAAGCGTGGGCGTCGATTGAGCCTGTCGCAGACGTAGGGGGCCGTATCATTGGGCTAAGTACTGCTAATGGGTCTGGAAACTTTTTCCATGATCTTTGGGTGGGGTCCACAACGGGGGCCAACAATTTTAGTCCAATGTTTTTTCCGTGGTCTGCTACTGAGGATCGTGGCGATGCGTGGTATCAGGGTAAAGTTGAGTCGATGTTGCCTTGGCAGCTTGCCCAGGAATATCCGACTACTCCTGAGGAAGCGTTTATTCGTTCAGGTAACCCTGTGTTTGACTTAGATATTTTGGATCAGATGAGCAAATTTGTTCGTCCTGGGATTCAGGGATACATGTGGCGTAAAGGTAACCATGTGGAGTTTCGAAGATGACTTTCACTGTTTTTGAGGAACCTGAGTCTCGGCACGCCTACGTGATGGGTGTCGATACGGCTGAGGGGCTAAAACATGGGGATTACAGTGTCATCCAGGTTTTGGATATTAACACTGGGGAGCAGGCCGCTATTTGGCATGGACATATAGCTCCTGACGAACTGGCTGAAGAAGTGCACGCTGTGGGTCTTTACTATTTGGATGCGTTGTGTTGCGTGGAGTCAAACAACCATGGTTTAACAACGATCACCGAGTTGCGTCATTTGGGATATCCGAGATTGTTTCGGCGTCGAGCTCTGAATCAAGTAAACAACAGGGTTTCCCAAGAGTACGGTTGGAAAACTACTAGAACTTCGAAGCCTTTGATGATCGATGAGCTTGGGTCAGCGTTACGAAACGAAGAGTTAACGCTTTACGACAAGCACACTGTGGCGGAATTGAGAACTTTTGTTCGTAATGAGCGAGGCGGTATGTCGGGTTCTCCGTTTGATGACCGTGTAATGGCGTTAGCGTTAGCTAATCAGATGAGGAAGTATGCTCATGCTCCTGAGTATGTTGAAAAACATGATGATTATTGGACTGTTGATTGGTTTGCCCGTCTTACTAACAGTAATGATAACCAAAAAGATCCTTTTCAAATAGGAAATAATAGTATTCGTGGGACACCCTGAAGCAATGGGTAGTCGACTTTATTGGGAGTTTTGATGGGAAGAAACATCGCTCATACGCCTGGTGGCACTATCGATGGTGCTAAAGGGAAAAATGCAAAGATGGAACGTGGTTCAAGCGTTTCAGCTAACCCTATTTGGCGTCCAGGTGGCGAACAGTCACCAGACCAGCGTATGGATAATCCAAAGTACGCTAACCAAACAGGCGGTTACGGCGAAGTGAGTGGCCGTACTACACCTAAAAATCAGCATGGGATTACCGGCAAAGTAGAACCAGGTAAACAACCTGACCTACGTGGCCACGACGCTGGCTGATTGTGGCGGTCCTACACGATGGGGCCACGTTTGAAGAGTTCACTGAGTACGTCATAAATCGGCGTGGTCAGGTTCCTTTAACGGAATTAAAAGAACTCTATGAACGCCATTTGCGCCTAAAGTCAATCACTGTATCAACGGGGCAAGGCTACCAGTCGACCCTTCCCCGAGATGAACAGGGTTTAACTAGGCGCGAACGTGAAGCTAAAGTTTATGCTGAAGCTACTGCGTCTGGACGCAACATAGAAAAGCTTCCAGAGAAAGTCCAATTCTGATATGGCCCGCAAAACTCGGCAAGAAAAACTTGAAAGCTACATTGACAAAGTTGAGAAATGTCAGCGTTGGCGTGAACAAGAACAGTACGAGCAGACATGGCGTCGACTTGTCGACATGTACAAAGGCAAACATTGGCCTGCCACGACAGCAACAAAGTCTGATCTAATAGCAGTCAATTTAGCGTTTTCTACTATCAATGTGATAGCGCCTAGTGTTGCAGTCAATTACCCCAAAGTTGTTGTTCAAGCTACTAACCCAGAAAACCGTGACCGTGCGGCTTTCGTTGAGGCTGTAGCTAATTATCTTTGGAAACACCACGACTTTAGAACTCCGTTTCGACGTACAGTCAAAGATTTCTTAATCTTTGGTCACGGATGGATTAAAACGGGTTGGAAGTTCGTTGAACAAGAACAGCGAATTAGCGATGACGAACGTGATGTCATGTTCGAAACTGCGTTGTCTGAAATGGACACTTTTGCTGCCGAAGCTCCAGATTTAGCTGGAGGACTTCCGTCCCCTGGGGATGTTGCAGCGAATATCCCTAGTTCAGTTATGCGTATCGTTGAAGATCAGCCGTTTGTTGAACGAATTTCGCCGTTCGACATGTTTGTGGACCCTGCAGCTACTTGCATTGAGGACGCTAAATGGATTTCGCAGCGAATAATTCGCCCGTTGGAAGAAGCAAAAAACGATCCCAGGTATAAACCTTCGGCTCGACGACGACTTGCAGTTAACTCTGATTACAGTCAAGATACTTACGCAATGTCTGATGATCGTTGGGAGTTCCTCGACGACCAGGTTGTGATCTGGGAATTTTATGACATTGTGGGCAACACAGTAGCAATTTATGCTGAAGGTGGCGACGAGTTCCTTGTCGATCCTACTCCAATGCCGTATGCCTATGGTCATCCTTTCACAATGCTGCGAAACTATGACGTTCCAGGCCAGTTCTACCCAATAGGTGATTTAGAATCAATCGAATCTTTACAGTTGGAGCTCGATAAGACACGTTCTCAGTTGATGAACGACAGAAAGCGTTACGCCCGAAAGTATTTGTATCACGAACGATCTTTCGGTCCTGAAGGACGTGAAGCTTTAGAATCTGAAGAAGATGGGCGAATGGTTCCCGTTGTGGATGAGAACCGTCCTTTGAATGAGGTTGTTATCCCAATGCCTCAGGTGCCAATCAGCCCAGAAATTTATGCTTATTCCGACATTATCGAACAAGACATAAACACAGTCTCAGGTATTTCGGAATACGCTCGTGGAGCTATGCCCGAGATACGACGCACAGCTACTGAAGCCAGTATTATTGCTGACGCCCAGAATGCTCGGGCCGCAGATAAGTTAGCTATTGTTGAGTTGAGTATTTCTAAGGTTGCTCGTCGAGTTTTGCAACTCATGCAACAGTTTATGACCGGTCAACAAATGGCTAGAGTCACTATAAATGGCGAAGATACTTTCGTTAGCTATGAACGTGACGACATTGTTGGAGAATACGATTTTTCGGTGCAAGCAGGCTCTACTCAACCGATGAATGAAACTATTCGAAAGCAGCAAGCTATAAGTTTGATGAACGCTATAGCTCCGATGGTTGGCACAGTCATAGACCCACAAGCTTTAGCTGTTCACGTTTTGGAATCTGGTTTCGGAATTAAAGATCCAGAGAAATTCCTTATGCAAGCCCCTGATCAAGCTGTAGCAGCAGAAGAAGGTCAAATACCGCCCGAAGAACAGGGTCCTCCGATACCTGGAGGTGTTGATCCGAACACTATGGCTCCTCAAGGAAGTGCGTTTGCTCCGACGGGTGGAGTGCCCCCTGAGTTGCTAATGCAGCTACAAAATCAGATGGGAATGGATTTACCTTCACTTTAAGTGGGACACCCCTGCGGTTACGTTTGAGCAACCATTTAGGACTCGTAGGAGGGGCTTGTGCCCGAAACAGAAGAAATGATGGTCGAGGAACCAGTCGGTTACGACACTCCAGACACCTCAAATGAAGTTTTACAAGAACCTGGTGAGCTATATGCCGTCAAAGTTGATGGCGAGGAACAGCAGGTCAGTTTGGAAGAGCTTCAAAACGGATACCAGCGTCAAGCGGATTATACCCGTAAGACGCAAGAAATAGCCGCTGAAAAAGAACGGCTTCAGCAAGCAGAAGCAATCGTTTCTGCCTTAGAAGCAGACCCTAAAGCCACGTTAGAGGCGCTAGCACAAACGCTAGATGTTTCTGTGGATCTAGGAACTAGCAACTCTGAAGATGACGAATATCTTGACCCAACGGAAAAGAAACTTCGAGATCTTGAAGCCAAAATCCAGCAGCAAGAAGCTGTTGAACGTCAGCGGTCAGTGGAACGTGAAGTTCTAAATCTACAAGAGCAGTACGGAGAGTTTGATAGGCGAGAACTGTTAAATCATGCGATGAAACACAAGATCTCAAATCTTGATGCAGCATACGCACATTGGCAGTTCAACGATGTCAAATCAACGGCAGATAAACTGCAAGAAGAACGCGATATTACAGATAGTAAGCGTTCAGCAGCAGCCGTTGTCACAACTGGAGGGTCAACCCAAGCGGGAACCCAAACTCAGGCTCCGAAATCTGCTAATAGCATTAGAGAAGCGTTCGCATTGGCAAAAGAACAATTAGGCACTTAACCTTTTAGGAGAATGTAAATGGCTGGTAACAGCAATTTCGATGAGATTCTGACTACGACTCTCAACAATTACGTTCCTAAGCTGGTTGACAACGTCTTTTCGGCTCGTCCACTGTTCTATGCGTTGACAAATTCGTCAACAATGCGAACAGTTAGCGGTGGCGCAAAGATTGTTGTTCCAATCATCTATGGAGCAAACTCGACCGCTTCTTCGTACAGCGGAACCGAAACTATTGCCACTACGGCTCAGACAGGCATTTCGGCTGCTGAGTACGCCTGGGGTCAGTATGCGGCTACCGTTACGATCAACGGTATGGAAGAAGCCAAAAACAACGGTGAAGCTCAAATTATTGACCTTCTCGAAGGCAAAATCTTCCAGACACAAGAATCCATTATTGAGAACATGAACACCATGTTCCACGGTGATGGAACCGCCAAAGCTACCGACTGGAACGGACTCGTAAACATCGTTAACGACTCCGCTCTTACAGCTAACACCCTTGGTGGGATTGACCCATCAGTCACGGATAACGACTTTTGGGTGTCGTCATGCACAACAACTGCAGGGTCTTTGACCTTGGCGAAACTAGCCACACGCTACAACGCCGTGTCAGTCGGTAACGACCAACCAACAATAATCATCTCAAAAGCAGATGACTATGAAAACTATGAGGCGCTGCTAACCAGCAACATCCGCTACACCGATACCGATATGGCGGACGCAGGATTCCAGAACCTCATGTATAAAGGAGCTCCGTGGACCTTCGATGCAGCTAACGCCGACGGTGTTATCTACATGCTG